CATGGAATAGCGAGACAATCCAAGTTTCAACACCCGTTGACGGGGGTGTTGACAGTGCCAATGTAGGCACTGAAATTACCGAAAATCCACGTGCCCATGACACGGATGATTCTATTGGTATATCCAGTGATTCTGAGGCCATGGACACGTGTGAGCACCAACTCACTGTATTAAAGTTAATACGGAGTCAGGCTCAAGAGTGGGTTAGTTCTGGAAATGGTGGTTATGTTCCAAAAGAGGATGTTGATGATTGGTGGGGTGATGTTGCCCTAGATGAAGACAACGATCCATTTGCGCGCCACACTTTGTTACCTAGAGGTACTGTTTTCGTTCATAAGCTTACAACTGTCACGTTAAAAGTGATATTTTGTAACGAGAAAAAATTTTTGAAGTTTAAACAGAATATGTATCAAAGTGGGATGTTGCGAGAGGTTGTTCTACAGAAGCTAGGGGTTAACGTCCATTTTGCATGCACGTTGAAACTTAACGGCATCACTATCGAACCAAATGATCATCGGATTCTCATTTTGGATCCTGAAGACACCATTGTCATAAACCCAGTTTTGTTAGGTGGTCAGAAGAAGAAGAAGGGTAAACCAAAGGCTATACAAGTGGTCAAAACGTTAGCCCGTAAAATTCGGAACACTACCAAACAATTGAGCCGAGGCGGTGTTATAGAGGTTATCAACGGAAATTCTTCTCAGATAGGACGAGCAGCAGAAAAAGGCATTGAAAAAATTTTTTCAACCAAGTATGCTAATCCTGTTAAGAAAGCCGTTGCATTGGCTAAGGGCATAACGTTGAGTTCATGTGCCATGATGTTTGCAGCAAAGTTGCTCGCACCATGGGATCCAAAATATGATGGTGCATGCAATCCAGCCCTTGGGGTTTCACAGAGTCAAAAAATAAACTCTGTATTGTCGTTTGATGCCACAGTGGGCACAGGTGGGGTCGGTTTTATAGCCATAACTGGTTGTAATACAAATACCGGTTACACCGGTTTCTTTACCACATCAGCATTCACTGGGCAAACTGCGACAATCCTCACAGCCAATAATACCTTAAACACTGGAGTGTTAGGTTTTCAGATGAGCAATTTACCATACTCATCATCCCAGGCATCAGTCAGTGTGCCCAACGCAGCCTTAGTTTCAATAGCACCAGTTTGCATTGCAACTACAGTTACGTATGTTGGAACTACTATGAATGAGTCTGGGATGATATATTGCTTTCATGACCCGGCCCACGAAAATGTTTCAGGTATGAGCATAAATGATATTTGTGCCCGTTCCGAAACTGAGAAGGTCGGAGTGTCACGAAAACCTTGTACACTCATAGTGCATCCAATCTCAGGAGCATCCACCAGTGAAGGTAATGCTTTTGTGACGTCAAACTCCAATGGAGCATATTATCCATTTGGTACTAGTACTGTTGGTTTCAACACAACATATAGATCTGGCTCATCATTCACACTAGCCGATCCGTACACAACTTTGGTTTCCCCACCAGTGGCATTGATAATGTTTACCGGTGTTGCTGGAAGCCAATTTCATGTTGATGTTAAAACCACACAGAATGCTATTGGTCAATTAGCCAGTCAAGCATACACGCCACATGGGTCTGATATCGTTGGAGCTGAGCAGGTCCAATCTGCTATGTTGATGTTACAGGAGATGAAGATGTCCTATCGTGATGCGGACCCCATGCAATTATTTAGCATGGCATTACGTACCACGCAGGATGGTTTAAAGAAGGTTGGTGTTCCAGCATCTTTGATGTCTTTATCAAAGATGAAGTTGTGATGTGTTGGCAAGCTCATGACGAGTGGTGCCAAATCTATAAGTACTTTGTATATAGGTAGTTGTAGATTTGTGTATAGCTTTCTAAGAATTTGTGTTGAAAAAATTTTTAAAAACAAAATAAAAAATGTAGTTGTAGTTTCAATCATGTATATAGTCGTGGTTTTTTGTGGTAGTATAGATCATATCAACGGTAGTAATGGAGAGGCCACCAACACTGATGATTTGGACAATGCTTTGCAGCAGGTCCGAGGCATTGATGGGGTGGCCAATGTGGCTCCAAACCGTCCAGTTGGCCGTGTGCGCGGTCTAAACGTTGGAAGACGTGGACGTAACCATGCCAATGCTGGTCGGCGTGTAGGAGAACGACCACAAAGGGCTCCCAATATAGCTAATGAGGCTGAAGCACAAGAGCCTCAACAAGAAGTGCCACAAGTGGACCCTGTATTTGAACATAGGGAAAACTTGCGACTTAAAACCGCACGCGGTGACATAGATCACACCCCCCAACGAGAGATTTTGTGCGTTTTATCTCAACATTATGACCCAGGTGATCCACGGACACATTGGGCTTATGATGGTACTGACTTTTGTGTGTACGATGTAAATTCAAACACATTTGTTAGCACCGTTGGGACTGTCTATCGTGCTATTCCTGAATTAACCCCTTTGGCTGGAGTCGTCCAGCATGGATACGGGTATGCAGTTATGTCCAGTATTCCAAATGCTGGGAAAAACATCATTGCCCAATCATCCATAGGTAGTTATGAATTTAGTGATAGCAGGATAGGTGGCAGATATTTTTCATTGGTAGAGAATGGCTTTTATTTGATACCCATGTATATGTATTTTGCCAAGGCATTTCCACATTCCAGAGCAACTAAACCATTACACGAGAGTGTTGTGGCTTCTGCTACTAAGTATTATCCAAACGTTCCAAGTGAAGTCGTTGATGAAACTGTTAATTATTTTCTTCGCGTAAGCTTGGAACGTGGATTACGTAGGAATGGAATGAGGGATGTTGCCATTATGACCAGTGGAGTAACCGAGGAAATTAGTTATTTAGGTTTATCAGATCTAATGACAAATTCTCCCATCACAGGTTTATTGCTGGATCATAAGAAACCATGGATAACAACAGCTGTAGAGTGTCAACTACCTGAAATTTGGGAATTTGACATGGACAGGGTTGCTAACGTGGTTGCCCAGAATTGCGCGCTAAACGCTAACCAGTTTAGGTTTAACACACAAGGAATGGGTAGAGCTGAGTGGAAAGTTACAAAATTTTTTGCACTAATAGGCATTGGTTCATTTTTTATACAGTACGCTAATAGTACTAACAATTCTCAAAAAGCTTTTAAACGCATTTTGGGGAAACGAGAAAATGATAATGTTGAAAGGCAATTAGACCAAAACCAGTTACATTTATCGTCTTATTTCCACAGCTGGCGCAAGCAACGCATAGATTGTTTAAATCCCTGCTATTTTAATTTGTTTTCAACAGTTAAGAACCAGGACTATGCTAGGTTGATGCGTGAGTTGGAGGATTTGGAGGATATGTGTCCACGTTTGTTGGACATACCAGTTCTTGGTGATGACGGTAGTCTATCCACTTTGTATGTATGTAATGATAGTGTTGATAATTGTACATTTGAGAATTTTATGTGTAAGCAGTCAGAAAAATTAGTTAGTAGATGTAGTAGGAGTAAGATAGATAAGAAATTAGTAGAAAACAATATTTTAGATTGGGCTTATTATTCTTTATATTTATCTTTCTATGAAAACCTTTATCCAGGTGATCACCGACATGCTGCTGCCCAAATAAAGCACATAAAAAAGAAATTAAGACAATCATATGTTGATGGTGTTTTACTACACGAAGATACAGATGTTATGGTCAGGAGAATGGAGTGCAAAATTAAAAACGAATTGGCTAAAGTTGGAAAAGTACCGAGGTTTTTCGTTTCTTACAACGAAGGTTGTATGTACTCCAATTATTTACCTGAGTTTGTTAAAATCTGTGTTGATGGTAGTCATTTCGCCTCAATTAGTGGAGTAGATATAGAAGTGTACATAATGGCCAAACCTAGGGATGGCGTATTGGATTCATTATTCAATATGATGATATCACATAGGTCCACAAACGATAAAATATTTGTTGCAGTGTATTCAGATGATAGTGTATATAGCGGGTGTGTTAATGGCACACCTTTTACTTTCAATGTAGATATTTCATCATGCGATGCTAGTAATAGGGAATTAGTTTTTGGACTTACACACGCCTTAATGTGTAAATTTTGCGTGTCAGAAGCCACTGGCTTGGTGCAGCAGTGTTGTAAACCCT